CAATTCTTTACTTTTTCAATCAAAGATTTAATTGCCGCTGCAATTTTTGATTTATTCTGCTTGGTGCTGAGGGCAATATTGAGAGCCTTTTCATCTGAGGCAATGCTCATAAGTGTGTCGCATACTATTTCTTCCAGAGCGGCATCTCTTGTGTTTTCGTGTTCATCGGCCTGCAGTCGGTTGCCGTATCTCTCAATTGTGCGGTCAATCATCTTGTTAAGGTCAACACCCTTGCGTACAAGATAGTCTGACACAAAGTCACTCAACGTTCGCCATTCGGTTGGGTTGGTTTTCTTAATCATATGTCCGGCTTCATGTAAAGCTGTGGCAAGGATTTTCTGACTTGAAATTTCTGAGCTTAAAATAATGTTGCCGTCTCTTGCAACACCGTTCACTCCGTCAGCAAGACGATCTGAGATAATAATGTTTCTGCCCGTCTTTGTCGCAAGGTTGCCGAGTGTATTAATAAGCTCCTGCGAAATGTGTGAAACATCTGTTCCGCTGTCTGCATACACGCTCACACCGCTTGTGTCGGCTCTGCCGTTGCGGTTGATTAACTCGGTCAGTCTGTTGGCATGGTGTTGAGTGTTAATGTCAACATCTCTTCTGCCGGTGCTCAATGCCTGACTTACAATCTGTTCACCGAGAATATTTTTAAGAATCGTATATTCAGAAGTTTCTCTGAGTGAATCAAGTTTAACGCCCTCTCGACCAAAGCTGTATGCGGCTGAATATGCTTTGTTATATTTGTAGAGCATTTCCTCATCGCTCATTTTCTGAGCCTGCGGACTTTCTCTCCACTCCTCAAAGTTGGAAATATAATTCCTCGCACCGTATGTATCAAATTCGTTTGCGCTGTGAACAATCGTATCAAGCTGACTGTCAGAAAATGTTATGCTGTCCGCATTAACCTGCTTGCCGTCATTTGTATTGAATATAAGTGTGTTTTCTTCATCACTGCGATTGATTTTAGCCGAGCACTCAAGGCTCTTTAGTGCAACCTTGACGACCTTACCTGTTGAAGTATCTGTTGCGATAATGCCGTTTGGGTGCTTCTTGCCAAAAGCATATACACCGTACATTTTGCTGATAGCCTCTGTATTGGCTTTTTTGGTTGCGTCGATTGCAGTGCTTGCCTGTGCCTGTTCTGCATTCTGCTGTCCGTTCTGAGCCGTGTTCTGCTGTGTATGGTTCTGTTCGTTCTGAGCATTAACGGCCTGATTACTCTGCTCTTGTGTATTCTGCTTCTTAACCTGAGCTATTTTATTTATAAGCTCGGGATTTTTGGCAGTCTCTCTGTTGATAAGATACATAAGGTTGCCGACATCTCCGGCACTGATTTTTCCCTCGTTATCGGTTTCAACGAGTTTCTGCATTTTGTGAGCATAGTTGTATGCTCTATCGTTTTTGTCAGTTGCAAGACCTTGCCTAATGAGTAAATCAAGGTCAAAGTTTTCATCGGCCATAACAGCTTTACCGATTTGTGCGTTGCTCTCTTTGTTTTGTGCCATATCAATTTTTGCACCTGCAAGATTAATTCCCGCTGTAGCAAGGTTAAGCACACCACCGCTGATTGCACCTCCGGCAAAATCAAGTCCGACATTTTTCCAAAAGTCCCAGCTTGCGGCATTCTCCGCCTCAGCCTCATTCATTCCCTGTTCCATATAATTTTTCTTTGCAAGGTTGTATGAAGATAGGTCCTTGTTAATTGCGTCATCTGTCAATCTGTTTGCAAGGTCGGTAAAGGCCTCTTCCGAGCCTTCAGTAAATGCACCTTTAAGCACATTACCAACAGCCGCACGAAATGTGCTTTTTCCGCTGGCTCTAAACGCTGAGAGCTGTTCAAGAGATATTTTCTCAAACAAAGCTTCGGCAATACCTGATGCAATACCGGTCCTTACCGCATTGTCAATTGTACCGCCGTTTTTGATAACTTCATTAACACCGCTTACACCCGCAGAAGTACCAAGCAAAGTTAAACCCATTGCCGAACCACCGGGAATAAACTTATTCATAACCATATTGATAGTTGAATCAGCAATTCCCATACCTGCGGTATAGAGCAAAGAACCAAAATCATTGTCAATTTTTTCGGAAACTGATTGCCTTATTGCTTCACTTTTTGCTGTCTCGGTAGTGTCAGGATTTATATAACCGTCACCGCCGTTATATTTTTTATCAAGGTTAGCCGAAATGTATTGTATTGCATCGGGTACACCTCCGACAAATTTCTGACCTATGCTGTTTGCAGAAGCAATAACGGGATGTTTTTTAGCGTACATTTTTATACGGTCAAGGTTATCCTCTGCCTTTTGTTCTTCCTGTTCTCTTTCATACCATTTATACAAAGATTCGGTATTATAGCCTTTATCTTTAAGTTTTAAGAAATCTGCTTTGATTTTATTCCTTTCGCTCTCAGACAGTTTCTTGATGTAACTGTTATCAGTATTATCAGCTTCGTCAGCGTCTGAGGTATCTGTTTTTAAATACTCCTGCAAAGCATAATATTTCTGCAAAACAGTTTTTGCCTTGATGTCGTTATTAACAATATCGTCATACTCTTTTTTCTTCTGTTCAGAGAGTTTTGCGTTGTCGATTGCAGTTTTTAATTTTCCCTGTTCATCTTCAATTGCTTTAAGCCGGTTATATGCCTGTTCTTCATCTCTCTGATTCCACAAGCTGTTAGCTTCTTTATTAAGCTGATTATTATAATCTTCCAACTCCTTACTTGATGAGTTGTCATACATATGCTTGTTAAGCCAGTCAAGTTCTTCTGTTGTTGCGTGTATGCGTGCATTTTTCCTCTGTTCAAGCGTAGAGTTTTTGTATTTATCTGCATACTTCTGCTCTTTCTCTGCCTGTTCTGCAAGTTTTGCGTTTTCAGCTGCCGCAGTTTTAGCGTTCTGTCGGTTTATTTCCGCCTGCTTATTAACCCTGTCGGCAAGCTCGTCATATTCTTTCTGCATTTTCTCGGCTGTTTTGGTGTCACCTGTCGCAACCGCCGCATTATACATGTATGTAAGTCCTTTGACTCTATCATCCAAAGGCTTGTTCGGGTTTTTAATTGCTTCCCTAAAATTCTCTGCGGAACTGTTTGCCTTATTCAAATTTCCGTTTAAAAAGGATTTAATATCCGAGCCTGCACTTGAAGAAGTATTGTTACTGCTTTTTACAGAAATATCATTTGTCGCTGTTTTATTATTTGATGATGTCGAACTTGTGTCGTTTGGTAAATCGTGTTGATGCTGAAATACTTCCTGCTGAATCCATTCGTTATATGAAGCCACCTGCGTTTTTCCGTTTTCATCGGTTATATACCTCGGTGCTGATGTATGCTGAATATAATTATCCGAACGGTCAATACCGTTGTGATAAAAGTTTCCGCTGATTTTGCCTGCTTTAAAATCTCTTAAATCGTCGCCTGCGGTTCTTTTTCTTTGCTGTGCCATATATACAGTCCTCACTTTTTCTTCTTATTTATCGGTAGTTCGTTCCACTCTTTTTCCGATAAATATTTTGTTTTTCCGTTTTCGTCCGTAGTAACTCTTGAAGTTGACGTTTGAAAATAATCAGTGTTTTTACCGATACTCATTGAGTTCGGACCGCCGTAGTGGTCATCATTAAGCGTTCCACCGTTTTTGCTCATCCTGTCAAGCGTGCTTGTCAGGTCAGCCGTGCTGACATTGAGCTTATCGGCAATATAGTCCATTTCGTCAAGCGTGATGTAGCCGTTATAATAGCCCTGTGCAAGCTGACCGACCTTGTATTCATACTTAGCATTTTTAAGGTCATATGCATCTACGAACTTATCATATGCCGCTCTGTATCTGCGGTTATCCTCTTTCTCCTGTGCAGCTTTCTGTTCTTTTGCCAACTCTGTCTGAGCCTTAACATAAGCGTCATAAGCAGATTTATTTTTATCGTATTCAATCTTCTGAGCGTTTTCTCTTTCAGCCTGTGCATTTTGTGCAAGCTGATTTGCGCTTACCGTGTCATACAAATAGCGTTGACTGTCTGCTGCTCTTGCTGATGAGAGATTATTTACTGCTCCATTAAGTTTTGTGGAGTAAACATCATTGTTAGCGCTGTCAAGGTTGACATCTGCCTGTCTGTCGGTTGAGTACCTGCTTGCAAGAAGATTAAGATAGTTCTTGTAGTCTCCTACCGTGTCACGATTACGGCTGTAATCCGTACCCTCAAGCGTGTTATAGAGGTTAAGCACATTTGCGTTTTTCTCCTGCTTTGCCTGATAGTCCTGTTGTGCAAGTCCTCTAAATGTACTTTCTGCATCGCTTATATTGCCCATACGGTCATTGTAGACCTCGTTTGCGACTGTATCGGCATAGGTAGGATTGTAACCGCCTGAAAGCTGTTTAGCTGTGTTACGGCTCGTATCTCGTGCCATAGCGGCATTCTGTGCAAATTCCTTGCGGTACTGCTGATACGCTTTATCCTGCATTGGGTCATATTCAAATCCTCTGCCGGTCAGATAGTTGCTTATGGCATCATCTAACTTACCGCTGTAAGTGCTTTTATAGTTGTCAGCCTGTCCTGTCGCTGTTGATTCTGCACCCGCAAGAGCGGCGGCACTCTGCTTAGTGTCACCGCTCACCGTCTGACTCGGTACTTCATTCATAAGGTCATTGTAAATTTTTTCTTCGCTGTTTACGCTCAATTTGCTCACCTCACTTTATTTGGACCTGACTGTTCAGATAGTTATAATAAGCGTCCGACTGTCTGCGCTGGCTGTCAATACTTGACCTTGTGTCGGCACTCAATGTATTGTGTTCATACTGTGCCTCGGCAAGACTTCTAATGTCTGAAAGATTACTCTGTGCCGCTGACATTTGTGTTTGCCAATGAGCAAGTTCATTCCGAAAGTTACTCATATCAAGGCCTTTACTTGTGCCGTACTTATTTTCGTAGTAGTTCATAAAGTCGTAATCATCCGTTACGCTGTCCCTGTATCTCTGATATTGCGTGTTATCAAGGTTCTGCAATACGCCGATTCTGTTCAGCGTATCTTCCTGCTGTTGCTGATAACTCTTGTAGGCTTCATTTTTAAGTGTTGGAACCTTATTTGCAAGCTCGTCCATATACTCGCCGAATGCCTTTTGTCCTGCAGCCTGTGAATATGTATTGCTGTAACCGCCTGTGTTAGCGGCATAACTTCCCTGCACGTTTTCCTGTGCAACCTTGCCCTCACGGGTATATTTCTCTTTTGCCTGCTGATATTCAGAAGAATTTTCGGGAGTCCAGTCAAATTTATTTTTTTGGTACTGATTGGCAAGCTCGTCAATTGTACCCTTGTACTTGCTCGTATATCCCTTATTGATTTTGTCGGTGTATGAGTTTGCGTAGTTGTCAGCCTGCTGACGAGCCTGTCTTGTGTCGTAGCTGTCAGCATATGTCGGAGCTGATGAGACAACATGGTTGTAGTTATTAACCGCATTGTCAACATCGCCCGTTCCATAAACCTTGTATGTATAAGCCATTATTTTTCACTTCCTTTTTGTCCGATTGCAGAAAGAAAATCATCTGTTATGTTGTCACTGTCAATGTTGCTTAAAACAAAAGCCAGCTGTTCGTACATATCGTTTAGATAGTTCCGCATCTCCCCTATGTCATTCGTTGAGGGCGGTGGATCTAATTTAAAAGTTGCCACGCTTATCACTTCCTCTGCTGTGCTCAATGTCAATTCCGTATATTTCGACCTGTCCTGTTCCTACAAGTTTAAGTCTCAAATATTCCGCTCTGCGTAAAGCCACGGCGAATACTCTCGGCTTTTTCTCACTGTAAAGCATTTCCGATACTTTTCGCCATTCGCCGTTGTCCTTGTATTGTACAAACAAGCTGACCTTTGCTCCCTTTTCAGCTTTAATGCCGATTCGGATTTTTCCGATATTTTTCACATTAAATTCGCCGTCGTAAAGGTCGCCTGTTTCAGCAGACCACTCAAAGCACTCTTCCTGTTGATACTCATATTTCGTATTGTCAACAAGAAGATTGTCCGCTTTATCAGGACACATAATGTTTTCTTTGGTATCGTCAAGCCAATACAGAACACCGTTGTATGTGGTGCAGTCAATCATCTTTGCGTCGTCTTCCTTGTGCCACAAGCCTTTGTCGGTATCGTACACAAGAAGTTCCTGCTCTCCGTCATCTCTTTCTGCAGAAATATAATACTTATTTCCGTGCCGACCGCCGACTGCGTTTTTATAGTTATGGTCCCACAAAGATTCTTCGCTTATGAGTGCCGGCAGGCTACCGCTCTGATAGGCATATACACCGTTATGGCCAAGATAAAATAAGGTTGAGTTAATGTTGACAAGGCTCTTTTCGCTTCCGATTGCGACACCCGGCACATTGTATTCTGCAAGGGTAAAATTGCTCGGCTTTGTTCCATAGATTTTTAATGCGTAATTCTCCTTGAAAAATATAATGCTGTCGCCCCGTGTCGCAATCCCTGTAAACTTTCCTTCTTTACCGCATGTCATAGCCCAGCTGTCTGTACTGATTCCGTCACTGTATGCCTGCCAGTTACGCTCATCGCCTTGTTTACAACAATAAATTTCGTTTTTGTTGGAGGAGCAACACCACAAGCGGTTTTGCATTTCAACAATTTTCCCCTCATCAAAATCGGGTGAGATTCTTTCAACTGTGACCGTACCTGTGTACGGCACGCTTGATTCCAATTCGCACTTGATTACAAGCTCATTTTTAGAAACGTAATAAACCTTGAAAGTTTTCCCGTTAAGGTTTTCTACATAAGTCTTATCGGCGTAGCTTTCAGCATCTGTGCTGACAAGAGAGTCAGTTAATCCGCTGATTTTAACAAAATCTCCAACTTCAATATGCAATCCAATGTTTTTGGCTCTTATTGTCGTATAATTAAACTTTTGAGACAACTTTTTGAATTTCAAAAGCCTATTCTTTTTAAATGTACTGTCCTTCTTTTCAATTCCGATAACAGAATAAAAGTTGTTATAACTTTCAATTACCGTGCCTATCTTAATATCATTTAAGCTGAATATATCAACCATGTCTTTATTACTTGTCAACTGATATTTGGTGTCGGTTAAATCGTTGCTGGTATATAAAGTTACGCTCGGTCGATAATTCTTGTTCGCACTTGCGTCATAATGTGACCGTGTAATTGAACATAACAAATATGCGTAATCATATGTCAAGGCATCAAGTTGCAAATTACTCTTTGTTTCTACTCGTGTGCTCAAATCTTTGTTTTGGCAGTCAATCTTAGTCACCTTTTTGTTGCTAATATTGACCGAGAATTTCTCGGGGAATACTACAACCTTATTGCCGTATAAAACGATATGGTGCTGTTTGGCCGCATCAATCTCATCAATCTTTGTAACCTCTGCCCCGATATGCAGATTT